CAAAGAATTAGAGAATTAACTGCTACTACTACTGCAACAAAATTATCTGCATTTGGTGGTAAAACTGAAGCATTAAGTAAAATTCTTTTACAAAATATTGATTCACCATATGCTAAAAATTCTGTATCAAAAGTTGCAGATGAAATTCAAAGAACTTGGACTACAAGAGCTGTTAATATAACAAAAGGTTATAACAATAATGAACAAGTTAATGTTTTAAATTCTTTAAGAGGTGGTAAAAATCAATTATCAGGTAAAGAAAAAATATTAAAAAATAAAATTAATTCTTATTTAAATGATTTTAAAAAATTATATAACGAATCAGGAATATTCTCCAAAGAAAATATAAAAGATTATTTTCCAAGAGTTTATAATTTTGATAAAATAAATAAAAATCCAAAAGAATTTGAAAAAGTTTTAATAGAAATATTTAAAAATAAAGGTAGTAAAAATCCAGCTAATGCTGCAAAAAAATTTAAAGACCAATTAAATCAAATTTCATCAGGTAATGTTGTTAAGACTAATGTAGATGATTTTATTAATGATAAAAAAATTAGTAATAACTTTATTATTACACCATTAAGTAATCATATTAATCAACAAAGAATTTTAACAGGTCCTTATTCAAAAGTTGAAAAATTATTAAGTGATAATGGTTTTTTAATTAATGATACTGCTCAAGTATTATCATCTTTAGTAAATAGGTCAGCTAATTCTATAGCATTTTCTCAAAGATTTGGTGCTAATGGACAATTTTTAAAACCTTTTTATCAATCAATAAAAGATAAATATAAAAATACAGGTAATGAAAAATGGAGATTATTAGCTCAAAAAGAAATAAAATTAGTTAATGATACAATAGATGCTTATTTTGATAGATTTGGTAAGGTTAGAGAAAATCAATTAAAAGCATTATCAGGAACATTATCAACAATATCTAATTTAAATATGTTAGATAGAGTTACTATTGCATCATTAGGAGATTTAATACAACCTTTTACTAACTCTACAAACTGGACATCTTGGTTAAGAGCTTTAAGAGATACTTCTTTAACTGCTAAAGGTGAAACAGGAGTTGCAAAAAATTTAGGATTAGCTCATTCAAATGAGGTTAAAGCTGCATTACAAAAACCTTTAGCTATTAAAGGTGATGAAATGACAGCTCACTCTAGTTGGCTTGGTAATGATAAAATAAGTTTAAGAGCAGCTAATAATATATTTTTTAGACTTTCAGGATTAGAATGGTTAACTGGATTTGCTAGAAGATTTGCATACAATGCTGGTGCTAATGATGCATATATAACTGCTAGAAAACTTGCAAATTATGTTAGTAGAGGTAATAGTATCAATTCTTCTAAAGCATCAAGTTTTATAAAAGATTTAGAAAGATATGGTATTAGTGCAAAAGATGCTTTAAACATAGGTACTAAATCATTTAAAGATGCTGTTAATACATCAATAGGTAAAAAAAATTTAAATGATGCTGGTATTTTAGCTGCTAATAGAGATGCTATTATACCTCAAGTATCTAATAGATTATTATTTACACAAAGTCAAACACCATGGATAAGATTAATGGGTCAATTTATGTCTTGGGCTATGGCTAAATCTGCACAAACAAATAAAATATTACAAAGAGTTGAAAATGGTGATGCAAGAACTATGATTAAAATACTTGCATCTATTCCTGTTTATGGTGGTATTCAAGAATTAAGAGAACTTGCTAAATATGGAGAAGTTCAAACTGATATTGATTCTGATGCTGATGAATGGTGGTCAGAAGCTTTGAGATTATCAGGTATGTCAGGTATAGGTCCAGAATTTATAGCAAGTAATGTAATTGGTCCAGGTTCTAGACAACCATTCTTTTTAGCTTTTCCTGCTGGTAGTATAGCTTATGAAACTGATAAAATATTAAAAGATTATTTTAAAGGTAATACTGAAAGAGCTAATGAAAGATTCTTTCAAAGAATAGCTCCTCTACCTAACTGGAGAAATTTTATATTAGAAAGAGCAAAAGATTTTGGAATTGAAGTAGATGGTGGAATTAATAAAAAATTACCAACTAACAAATTAGAAAAAAGACAATTTAATCAAGGAGATATTGTAACTCCTTCTAAATCAATGCAAGTAGATACTACAACAGGTGAAGGTGCTAATATTAAAAAAGAAACATCAAATGAGGAAGATATGAATAAAAAAAATTTATCTACAATAGCTGCTGCTGCAACAATTGCAACAGGTGTTAGTGTTAATGAAATGAATAAAGCTGCAGACAATAAAATTATCCCACTTAAAAAACCTAATGTTGTTGTAGAAAAAACTTATGATAATGTTTCTGAGTTAGAACCTGAAAAGAAAACATGGTTATTAGATACAGCAAAAAAAGTTTATACTATTAATAAAGATGAAATAATACCTAGTGATATTATTCTTGCTATTAATAGTGGTGAAACTGGTTGGGGAACTTCTAGATTCTTTAAAGAAGGTAGTAATAATTTATTTAACTTTCAATCATTTGATGATAAAGAAGAATCAATAGCTGCTCAAAATAGTAATGCTAAGATTAAAAAATTTGATACACCAGAAGCTTCTATTACACAGTTTTTAGAATGGGTACAAACTAAACCTAGTTATGAAGTTGTGAGGAAAGAAATTAAACTGTATAATGAAGGTAAAAGTAGTAAAGAAAATATCATAAAAGCTATAGCTAAAACAGGATTTGCTGAAGACAAAGACTGGAGTAGTAAAATTACATCAATATTAAATAACAGAATAGATGGTAAGAATAGAAAAGAATTAAAGTCTTTAGCTGATAATTTATTTAAGGATACAGATGACACCAAGAACTAAAACAGATATGATTGTTATACATTGTTCAGCAACACCTGCTGATATGGATGTAGATGCAGCTAAAATTAAACATTGGCATACAGTTGATAATGGATGGGATGATATTGGTTATCATTATGTAATTAAAAGAGATGGAACATTAGAGACTGGTAGAGAAGAACATAGAACAGGGTCTCATGCTAGACAAGTTAATGGTACATCAATAGGAATTTGTATGATAGGTGGCTCTGATAAATCAGGTGGTTGGGAAAATAATTTTAATGATAAACAATTTGAAACATTAAAAGATATAGTAATTAAATTAAAAGATAAATATAGTATAACAAAAATAATAGGACACTATGAAGTAGATGATGTTAAGAAGTGTCCATCATTTGATGTAAAAGAATGGAGAGAAAAAAATGTGGCTTAGTGCAATTAAACTAGCAATGAATGCTGGTACTCATATATATAAAAAGAAACAAGAAACAAAAATGATGATGGCTAATGCTCAAGCTAAACACGCAGAGAAGATGGCATCAGGAGAAATTGAATATAGTGGTAAACTTTTAGAAGCAAGACAGTCGGACTGGAAAGACGAAGCAGTTTTGGTAATTCTCACATTGCCAATTTTGGTGATTGCTTGGGGAGTTTTTAGTGATGACCCAAATGCTTCTGCTAAGATAAAAGAATTTTTTGAACAATTTCAACAGCTTCCCAGTCGGTTCACTAATTTATGGATTCTTGTCGTGGCAAGTATCTATGGTATAAAAGGAACACAAATATTTAAAGGTGGAAAAAAATAGTTTATGGAGTGTAATTATGAATTATTATTTTACAGGTACATTAATTATATTATTTGTTTTAATGGCACTTTTTTTAGAACCAGGATATAGATGATAGATAGATTTTTATATAATTGTTTTGCAAAACTAGATGTAATGTGTTCTTGGATAGATAAACTATTTGCACCTAGATGTAAATGTAAAAGGAAAAAGAAATGAATTTATTAAGAGATTTACAAAAAGTAAAAAAAGAAAAACAACTAAAGGAGTCTGCTGTTGCACAGCTAAGAAAGAGAAGTAAAGATTCTCAAGCTAGACCAAAAGCAACAAAGAATATATTTAGTAAAGACCCTAGATTACAAGGAATATAATGAAGATAAGTGAAAATACATCAGTAAGTATGCCAATGAAAAATCTTATTAGCATAGTTATTGCTGTTGCTGTAGGAGTGTGGGCATATTTTGGTGTTGTTGAAACATTAAATAAACATTCTACAAAGTTAGAGTTAATGGAAAAAGATTTAGAAGCTAACTCAGAGTTTAGAATTAAATATCCTAGAGGTGAGTTAGGTCAATCAAGTGGGGAAGCAGAACTTTTCATGTTGGTGGAACATCTTAGTTCTATTGTTGAAGATATAGAAAAAGAAATTAAAGGCATGAGACATAATGCAGTTAATATTGATTTTTTAAAAGAACAAGTTTCAAAACTACAAACTGATGTAGAAAAATTAATTAGAAATGGAAATGGAGGACACTAATGGTTGAGGTTGTTTTTGCTTTACTTTTAATAGTAGACCATGAGATTAAGGAACACTTACACATGGACACACTTTCAAAATGTTTAAAAGCAAAAAGATTTGCTATGAAAGAAAAATCACCTGAAGATAGAGTTGTATATAAATGCTTGAAGTCTAAGGCAAACATAGAGATATACATGGGAGAAAAGAAAATTACTTCTTTAATATTAGAATAATGAAGATAGCTTTGTTTTTAATTTTATGTTCTGGTGTAGCAGAAAGTTGTCTTGAACCTCATAAGTTTAATGTTTATGATTCATTTTATGATTGTATGAGTTCTGGTTATCAAGAATCTTTTAATAAAAATTTACAATTAGGACCAGAACAAGTTAATGAATATAAAATGTATATTAAATTTATTTGTGCTGCTGAAGAAGAAATAAAAATCTAATTATGAAAAACATCTGAAGCAATCTTTTCTAAGTCTTCAGAAAGCATACTAAACTTAGCATCACACTCTCTTAACAAAGCTTTAATAACTCCAGCATTTTCTTTTTTAAAATGTAAATGAACTTTATCTAAAGGATACTTAGATAATTCTGTAATAAATTGTCCTTGATTATTTATAATTAATTTGAACCCCATCAAATGGGCTTCTTTTCTTTTAACTCTTTTCTTTTGTTTAAGCTTTCGATTGGTTTTCATTCTTTGCTTTCAATAGGTCAACAAGAAAATCATCATCATTCTTTTCATTTTTTAATTTAGTCATAGGTTTAGTACCTTCTTTATAAGTTTCTAATGTTCTTATTCTAACAGGGTTAGTCATAAACACAGGAAACTTAGGATTGTCCAATGACTTAACCATAAAGAAACCATCTTCAGCAACACCAAATGTTTCTATTCTTTTAATATCTATATCATCAGAACCAATTAAACAAACTCTTAAATTATAAACTTCTTTTGGTTCTTTAGGTTTTACTTTCTGACCATTTAGTCCTACTATATTTGTCATATCTCTGTCCTTACTATATGTTTTCTTACTGCTCTAACTAATTCTTCTATCTTATCTATACAAGCAATTAAATCTTTATCAGTAATATAATGTTGTTTATCTTTTAATTTATCATATTCTTTTAAAGGTATAGTGACAGTACTTTGTTCATTTTCATATGTAGCATCTACATCTCTATCTTCAATACTTGTCATTTAAACTTTCTTATTATGAATATCTTCTAAAATAACAGGAGCAACTTCACCTTGTTGTCCATCATCATCAGCTAAACTATCTATACTTTCAGTATACATTTCATTTAACTTATCATTGTTTTTTGTTATCTTTAATTTAAGATGGTCTTTCAATGCATCAATCTTAACATGAAGTATTTTATCTATCTGTCTGTTAATACCATACATAGGTAAATCATTTAATGCTGAGATAATTCTGCGAAAACCTCTTGCTCTTTTTTCTAATTGTGTTATCTGTGATTCTTTAGTCATAGTCTCTCTCCAATATCATTTCAAGATAGTGAATAGCTTTTTCAATATCTTTAGATTTTCCTTTTAATTTATGTCTGCATATATATTTAATAGCATTACCTTCTGCAAACAATAAACCATTTTCATTTATAAATTCAGCAGGTTGTATTTTCATTTTTTTATAATGGTCACCATTTACCTGCTTATCTAATGAATCATAGGTAGTACTTTTAAACATATCTTTGTGTGTCATTATAGTGGTCCTTGTTCTATCATTTGTTTTCTTCTTAACTGTTGTTCAGTTGGTTGCAACATATCATTTAAATCATCTATTGTCAACTCTGAGTTTCTTTTTAATTTCTTTACTATCCATTTATAAGACCAAGGTTGTAATCTAAATTGATGTTGACTATCATAGTAATGAGTTTGATTAGGAATAAAATCAAATACATTCTTATAATTAATTTTATTAGCTTCTTCTTTAGATAACAAAGACTGCAACCATTGAACAAGTATATGTCTTGCTTTTCTTCTTATAGGTTTCATTTGTTTACTGTTCATTTCATTTCCTTTTTAGTATGAAAAACTTCATACCAAGTATTACATTCATCACAATTGTACATACTTACAATAGTATGTTCTGAATCTGGATAAGTATCTTCTGTATCAAAATCATTATTCCATCTTACTTCAGCATTGCAATAAAAACATTTCATTACTTTACTTCTATAAAATTAGTTTCTCTATCAAAATATTTATACTCAACAGTCACAGGTTTAAATTCATCTAAACAATCTATAACATCTGCTTTTTTAAATTCTTTACATGAGTAAACATCTAACTGAATTAAAGCAGGTTCTTGCTCATCCCATGTATGAATACTAATATGGGATGTATCTATAATAGCAACACCACTTAATCCTTTGTTTCCTTTTTTAGAAACTTGAGATGAATAAGGACCTGCAAGTATATTCATATCAATTGTTTTAATTAATTTTCTCATCCAAGAAATAGTTTCTTCTTCATTCTTGGGAGGGTTTTGTACCTCTGCTCTAATTAGCAGGTGTTTGTGTTTCAGTTCTCTTTCCATAACTTTTTAATTGTTCCTTATATTCATTTGTTATTTCATCTACATTAGGTTGTTTAACTACTTCAGCTAACATAACATTCTTATTAGAATATTTAAATACTCTTAAACCTTTACCATCATTAGCATCAGCATGACACTCCCACTTATGAGGACAAAACATACAACCAGTAGCTAAAGTTTTGTTTCCATTCTTTTCTGTTTTAAACTCATAACATTTTTCTGGAGGAGTATCTTGTTCTAGTGTAGACTTTAAAGTTTTAATCAAAGATTTAACATTAGGTTTAGCCATATCATCTGGTTTGTAAAAACAAATATCACCAGAAGATTTATCAACAACAAGAAAGCCACCTGCTTTAGTACCCATAGCTGTTTCATATCCTGATAACTGGGCATGATAACCAAATGGGTCATCACCTACTATCTCACCAGACTGAAACTTTTTAAAACTAAATGGTGATGCAGACTTAACATCACATATCTCACCATCAATCTTACTATCTATGTGTCCAGTAATACCATCAATCTCTACTTTCTTTTGTTGGTCTTCTATCTTATGACCTGCAAGTTCAGCTAAGTATAATACTAAATGTTCAATTATATGACCATACAAAAATTTTAAATTTAATCCTGCATCATCATCTCTTCTTTCTTTAGGACTATGTTTGTCATACCATAATTGTCTAGGTGGTTTACCTAATACTGACATTCGTAGTTGACCTTCTTTATCTGTCTTAACTGGTGGTGTATTCCAAGCTAACATAGCTTCTTTAATATTATTTAAGAAGACATTCATATTTTCTTCTGTCATGTTAGCAGGTTTACCATTAGATATATCTGCTATTAATTTTTTAATATCAGTAGCTAAATTACTAATGTGTTTCTGACCAGTTGTTTCCAATTTTATATTCTCCATTTAGTGGACACCTTACATTTAATTGTTTACCTGCATCTATAATTGATTGTACTGCTAGTCTTCCAAACTCTTCGGCTTTATTTTCTTCAACCTCATATTGAAATTCATCATGTACATTAACAACTGGAAATGCTTTGATTCGTTTATTTATAACATAATTCTCTAGCAATGTCAACGCACATTTCATAACAATAGCACCTGCTCCTTGTAATAAAGTGTTTAAAGCTGCGTGTGGATGCCTTATAATTATTTTTCTTTGGTCGAGTCCTCTGACCCATCTTCGTTGAGCCACTCGTTCCACTTTTTCTCGTAAGCTTCTAAGAC